GGGCATTCATCGGTTTATGGGGGTCTGTTCCACCCTCGGCCTCTGATTGATCGGCAAAATTGACTCCGTAGCCGGCGAGCGTAGTGGCTTTGTCGGCCTTCTTGATCAAGGCAGTATCGAGTTCGGTCTTGGTAGGGACATCGGTAAGTCCGTACCCATCTCGGGTGGTTGGAGTACCAGAAATAGAGCCCCAGCTTACTCCTGCTCCAAGAGAGTAGGTAAGAATCCATGAGTCAATTGTTGACGAGTAGCAAACCGAACAAAAACCATTAGTTAATATTGAATTTGCAGCCAATGCACCAAACACGGTACTGACAATCGGTTTTGCTGAAACTCCATTCGGAGAAAATGTACTGGCGCCAGTATTCTTATTTTTAGCCTTAAACTTGAGAACCATCCCATCAACTAGAGATGTAACGGCGGGAAAATAAGCTACTGAATAATTGTTTGAGGTTCCTGCATCCAATCCATAAACTAATGCGCCGCTTTGAATCGATGGCAGCAGACCACCTGCCAAAAGTGGAGCACCAAAATACTTGCTGATACTTGTAGACGTTATCGTAGATTGCCCGTTTGCCACAGATACAACATACAGACCAACATACCCACTATCTGGCGCTGGCGTTACCTGGCTGCCAGTAGCAGCAGACGCGCCAGCCTTGACCTGAACAACCGCAACACCTTTTCTGGAGGTGTTCTGAGCCAGACCATTGTTGCCCATGCCGCTATACGGCAGCGCTGGGTTGGCGCTGTTGTAGTAGGGCAGTAGAACAGGCGTCGAGTCTTGATCCTGGTAAGTAACCTGAACCAGATAGTTGATTGATTGGCCGGTAGTGGTCGGTGCCGGGCAGCTAAGTGTCACCCCGTCCAGCATTATCCCCTGCTTCAGAATTGAATGCGCGGTGTCGGCAGGAAGCGTTGAGAATGCCAGCGAATCGATGTTTGCCAGACTGTAGATCTCGCCAGGTGCTACAACGACATGCAAAGACGCGGGACCCGTTGGGGTCACGGCAAAACCATTCGCAATTGTGTTAGTGCCCAGCATCGCGGCAGCCAGCTTGGCGCTACCGATCATCGAGTCTTTTGTCATCTGCAAAAGCGTGGTTTCAGGCAGGATCTGGCCTGGGTATACGGTCTGTCTGTCCATGGGTGCCTCAATAAAAAGGCCCGCACATGGCGGGCCTGGGTTCGAATGAAGGGTTTCAGTTGGTAATGCGATACCAGACTGTCGTGCCGTATGGCTTGGTCGCTTCGATTGCGGCGACGATGTCTGCGTCAGAGACTTCCGGGAAAAGCTGAGTAGCTGGAAGTAAGCCGCTTGTGGTCGACAGGCCAAACCAGTTAGTGGCAATGCTTGGCCAGTTCGCCGCGCCATTACCGGTAGGCCGGTATGCGGTCACGAATGCCTGATATGGGCCGCTGGTAGAGCCGAGCGGCCCGGCGACACCAAGGCCGAGCGTCAGGCCGAGGCATCCGCAATCGTCAGGCTTTGCAGGCTCGATAATCAGCGGTCGGCGGCCGGTCAGGTCGAACAAGACTTGATTCATGCCGTGCCGAGTCGCACGTTCCCTAAAAATATTGATCAGGATACGGTTTCGATAACTGGCGTCCAATTGCCCGGCGTACCGGATCAAGCCATTGCCGAAGAAATCGAGCCCAATAATGTCAAGCCAGCCATCCGTGGCCGTCTTGATGCGAGTCTGCGCCTTCGCGTACAAGTAGAGGGTAAACCCCCACGACAGCGACTGAGCGTAGCCCCACAGCAGCGCATCGCGGACCCGGTTGTTATCACCGAACCATCCAAAAGGCAGCAGGCTTTTCAGCCGTTCGAACATGTCGCTTTGGTCGCCAACGCTCATTTAAGCCACCGTCACTGTGCCTGGTCGGATGACCTGCTTATTGGTTGCAGGCACGTCAGCCGTACCGCTGTTCAATAGAACAGCGGAGACGTTAGTGATGGCCGGCGTGACACCGTATGCAACTGCGGCGAGCTGCGTATAGGGAAGGATCTGACCAAGCCTGAGGCTAGATATGTAAGCCTGAATCGCGGCGATCACCTGGGCAACGACAACGCTATGCACAACCGTGGAATCGGTGGTAATCGTCATCCCAACGTTTGCTGTCACCAGCACTGGGGGAAACACCCCATACCGCGTAGTGAATGCCCTGGCCGATTCAATAGCAGCACCTGCGGTTACCAAAAATGACCCAGGCGGCGCCCCGCTACCATCGTCCACCACCGCGTAAAAGTAGCCGTAAAGAAGATTGCCGTTGTAGTCCTGATTCTCCGTCAATGTGTAGCTGACACCCTGCTTCATAGAAGACAAAGAATACTCAATGGCCGCTTTTGTGCCTTTCGACAGTGACTGCACCCAAAGCACGAAGCGCGCGCGGAATGGGGAATCCTCTTCCTGGTCAACGCCACCAGCAAAAACAGCCAGGTTCGTGACTGTGTCGACCCCGCTGATGCTGCCGACAATCACCGTGACCGCACCGATAAGCGCATTACCAGTCGCGCCGGCGGTGCTGGCCACAACCGGTACAGTGGCCGACGCAGTGCCGGCAGGGATCAGGTAACCAGCAAGACCCGCGTTGTACATCGCGTTTGTCGTATCGATCGTCACGGTGTATTGCTGCGAGCCGTCAGTTGAGCCGACGATGGCACCAATCGGGATCAGCGCGGAGACGGTAGGTGTGAACCTGGAGTAAGTAACGCTTCCAGTTGCGAAACTCGCAGACAGGCGGAAGAAGCCGAAGTCGGCCATCCAGCTGTCGAGGTCAGCACCAGAAGACGTGGACGCGCGCGTGGTGGCCAGCAGCGTGACGATCAGTTGCTGGAGCCATTGCAAGACGCTGGCGTTACTTTCGGCGATGGCGCGAAGCAGGGAGCCGATGGTGAAGTCAACAAGGCCTGCGGCGCGCCCCTGAATCGCTGTCACCTGATCCCGCACCAGTGTGGTGAAGTCCTTGATATTGAGCGATGCCATATCAGCGATTTACCTCAAACGAGAGCGTCACCGGCTCGCCAAGCAGCGCATCGGTGTAGCTGATAGTCACGGAAAGGGTCTCGTTGTCAGTCGAAACCGAGATAACGGGCGCAGGCTTCTTGGCTACGCAGTCTTCGAGCAAGATCTGCCCCCGGATAAGGGCGATGATCTCGGGGATGTTGGTCAGCGCGCCGACGTATCGGCCAAGGCCAGCGCCGTATTCTGTATGGAACAGGTAGTCGCCCGGGTTGGTAATCAAGCGTCGAAGGATTCGTTGCTTCCCACGCTCGATGCCCTCTACAGTTGAAAGGCTGCCTGTCGGCGACAACGTAAGGTCATCCCCGGCATAGTGATTCAGGTCTTTCATGGTGTGGGCGCCCCGCCAGTTCCGGTGCCAGCCTGCACCAGACTTGTTCTGTGAAGTTTCAGGCTGATAGTGTCGGCCTTGACGTCACCACCTGTCACAACGATCCCGGTCGAGTCAGTCACAGTTAGGGTGTGATCGATCGTGACCGGGCCGCCAGTGAAGCGATGGGCCGGAGCGTCATAGCTGATTGATACGGCAGAATGCAGCGTAACCGTTCCGTCGGTGTTGAATTTGAGCAGAGAGCCAGATTGGTGAACCGCCCAGATCTCCCCGGACGGGACTGGCATTGGAAGGTTCAGAGAATTAGTGTGTCGCGCCGTGATCTTGCCGAGATTCGGGTCTGACGAATCAAACGAAACCGTCACCTCGTCACCGATCTGCGGCCCGATCTGCACTCCCCAGCCATTACCGACTCCTGGGCAATCTAGCTTGATCCAGTTCGTTTCGCGGCCTTCGGGCTGGATGGCAACCTTTACTGCGCCATTGTCCTTGTCGTAACTGACGATGGTGCCGGTGCGCGGCCCGGTGAGATCATCGCCAAGCCGCTGCCTGGCCGCATTCATGAAGTTATCAATCATGGCTGCACCAGTGAGTTAGGGTTATGGTTCTTAGCGGTCAGGCTCATCGTGTAGCCAGATTCAAAGCTCATTGAGCGGCGCACAGTGTCGACGTAATACAGCTGGTCGAACCCAGACCTAGTACCTTCCTGGCGCACGATGGTGTTCGGCATGAGCAGGTTGTCGCCCGGCATCGAGCAGGACATACGCATTTCGTGGTCGGTGATCTGCTTGTGGATCTTCTGAGCCAACCGTGTTGCCTGGGCCTTGTCCAGGCCATTGCGCTTGATCTCGTAGACCTGACGCTTCGACGTGGATTGACCAGGCGCAATACCCTTCGCAGAGTTGTTCGGGTAAGTGGATTTGACCACCTTCCCGCCCATATAAGAGATGACCTGCACCGTCACACCCAGGGCCAGCGTCAGGTCGCGCTCGAAGGTGATGTCGTCGGCCGTGTTCGACTGCGGGTAGTAGTGGGCGCTTGGCTGGGCCCAGCGGATCACATACTGATCGGTGGTCTGCGGGCCGAGCGATGGCTCGTAGTGCAACTCGTTGCCAGAAACATAGACCTGGAACCCGTCAAGACCAGCGAAGTAGGCCAGCGCGTCCCACTCGGTGCGCTCGTCAGTGACGTGCGCGTGGTCCCACTTGGTAATCCCGCCAACCTGCGTAGTCGTAGCCGTAACGACCGGTGTGAGGCCGCGGCGCGTGGCTAGCAACGTAGCCACCTGGCTGGTGGTCATGTTGGAGAATTT